GTTAAGCTCAACCATTCCAACTACGCCACGGATAGATACTTTATCTCCGTTGCTGAAGCCGTGTCCAGTTGCTGTAATAACACATGGATCTGCCGCTGTAGCACCTGAAATAACTTTTTCAACTGCTGTACTTGCACCTGCAGAGTTTCTTGCCCACTTGTGCTTTGATCCGCCTTCAAGTTGCATTTTTCTGTTGTACATTTTTGTAATCTGTTTAGTAACACCGTCACTGTCAGTTACGTTAATGCAAAATTCGCTTGCACCTAATCCACCGATTGACTTGTTAACAAGTGTACAAGTTTCTGTTTTACTTCCATCAGTTACAATAAATTTGTTTGATGATCTTTGTGACACAATATGTGATTCAGTAGTAATTTCGTTGCCAGCCGCAAATTTTACTGCTGTTACTTGGATTTTACCTGCTCCATCACCAATGTGTTTCTTATTAATAGGTCTTCCCATTTTTTTCTCCTTATGTTTGACGTTCTAGGTCTACGCTGTGGGTTAAACAGCATAAGTCCTCATCTTAGAGGTTCTCTCTTAGACATTGTATTTATCATTGCGAATGTGATTAATAAAAAATCGTATGTGATCGAAGTGTTTTGCTAAGGTTTCGAACAATTCGATATTCAAAGAAGTAGTACATCTGTTATAACTAATTTTTCCAATACTCGAATAGTAATCGATGTTTATTCCGTATTCAGGAAATATGCCTGTAACAAATAAACATGTATCACCTAGTGTTTTTGCATCTCTTGAGTGTTTTAACTCTAGCATAGATTGGGCAAATGTTTTTGTTGGAAGAAAGTCCGATTTGTCAACGTGAGAAGCAAGCAACAAAACAACATAGTGTTCGATGTACTCAGGCATCTCAATGCCTGTTCTATAACGTGTGTCTTTTACAACGTCATAGAAAGCTGAGGCGTACTCGTCCTTCATACTAATATTTAGTCAAGAAAAAAGACACCGAAGTGCCTTTTAAAATATAAGCAAAATAGGTAGGACTTGGGTACACCTACAAGCACGGACCGAAATACCATTTCTAAACCGTACAACCTATCCCCGCGGGTTAGTGCGATGTGACTCAGCGTATTTCTACTACCAAGCCTGGGTACCACCCCTGGACAGTCCAGTTCGACTCTTTTGGTAGGAGCCTCTTCCTGGCACTATAAACAAAAAGTAATTAGTTTTTTGTTGCTTATATACTTAATATAACATTCTTTATTCACAAAGTCAACCTCTTTTTTGCCAAAATAGGAAAAAAAGTCAAAAAAATAGGCCCTCGAAAGGACCTATTTTAATTTTATTTCTACTAAGAGACTTAGCTGAAGCTTACGTTGGCAATAGAAACTTTGCCTAAGTAGTCAGCCGCGTTACCTAGTGAAGAAGCAACGTTTGATAACTCAACATAACCGTAGCGTGTCATAAATGATACTACTGGCTCAAATGTTGATGGATCAAGTACAACGCCACTTGACATTAATGGAATATAAGGAGCGTAGAACGCTGGTGCGTCTGATTCGCTTGATCCTTTGTATCCAACTAATACGTCAGTAGAGTCGCCTGCATATGCGTCAACGTATACTTTCATTGCACCGTTCAAAGTACCAACCATTTTAGTGTTTGTTGGAGCTTCAAAAGTACCTTCAGTTGTACGTGCAAATGCACTTGTTGTTGCAGACTGTAGGATAGTTAATGCAAATGGGCTAACCACTGCATAGTTACCTGCGCCACGACGTGTTCTTGCCGCGATATCGTTAGCAACTTTGTTGATCATAACAGCTAATGCCGCATGCTCGTCGCCTACGAATGTTGCAGTTCCTGAAACGCCGTTTTGATCATATGCTTGGCTAGCTGTACCAGCTAGTGAACGCAATGATGCAAGGATCTCTTGATCGATCTCAGCAGTAATTTCTTGGGCTAATGCCGCCATTACTTCTGCTTCAATATCAATACCTTGTTGTGCTTGAGCGTCTTGAGCCGCTTCAAAAGTCCATCTAGCTGATAGCTTTCTGGTTTTTGCTTCGACTGTCTGCTTTAAGATTTGGATTGACAATCTCTTGCCTGCTGTACCTTCTAAAGTAGCGGTTGCATCTGCTTTATCAGTTGAACCTCCACCTGAGTAGCCAACACCAATCTTAAATGGTGATAGAGCTTCTTCGCCTGCAGTCACATCATCTAATGTGTCTGAGTATCTAACTCTTAATGTGTGGATTTGACCCACTGGACCTGTCATTGGCTGTACACCGACTAATTCGTTGGCGATAACAGTTGGCATAACACGTCTGATTACTGGTAGGATAACTCTGTTAAGAGTTGCAACATTTCCTGCTGAAGATGCACCTGCTGTAGCTGATTCTGCCAAATACCTTTTGGTATTTTCCAGAGTCACGCCCATCACGGCTTTCTTATTGCCTTCTAGGCCTTCAAGAAGTGCAGTCTTTGTATCCTGCCAGCGACTTTCTAATAGTTCTGACATTTTTTTCTCCTTATTTCAATCCTGCAAGTCTTCGAATATCAACTACGTTATCCGTAGCTGACGGGCTTGCATCTATGTCATTAGTTTGTTTATTGCCTGTAATTTGTGTGCCTTCAGTAAGTGTTGCCTTGGTTTCCTTAGCTGGAGTGTTCCCTGCGATAACGCTTGGCATGTACTTTTCAAAAGACTTATTAAGTTTTTCGGTTTGTACAGATTCCAGTAAGTCAGCCATGATTTCCTTTTGCTCACCGTTTAATGGTGAAAGGAGTTCATTCATAACTTCTTTTCTTTTAGCTGTGTCTTTTGCAATTCTAATTTCAGCGTCTTTGCTTTCTACTAGTGTTGCTTTGTCTTCAGCTACTTTTTTAGCTTCAGCTAATTGTTTATCTTTCAACGTAACTACTTTTAATAGTTTTGCTGTTTCGGACTTCTCATTAAGATAGCTGTTAGTATATTCTGATGCAAAAGATTCAAAAATCTTACGTCCAAAATCATTCTTACGTGCTGTATCAATGTCTTCCTTCAATTGAGTCATTTCTTTATTAAGACCTTTCTCAACTGTTTCAGCAACAATTTTTGTTGCGTCTGTGATAAACTTGGATTTAACTTTAGCTAGATGTGTTTTGGCTTCGCGTACTAAGCGTACTTTTGTCTCAGCCAAGTCTTTTTTATCTTCATAAAACTCTGCGATTTCTTTAGATAGTGAATCAACAACAAAATTCTCAAGTTTGGAAAACTTTCCTGCCATAGCTTTTTGATCTTCATGTAATTCGCCGATCTCTTTGCCTAACTGCCCAACAACAAATTGTTTCATTAGTTCTGCGTTTTCACGCATCGCTACTGCATACTTTGCTCTTGCTTCGGCTAGTTTTTGACGATCATCTGCGAACTCATTAAGTTCTTCTGCAAGTTTTTCTTCTAACATAGTATCAATAGCTTCCACCATTGTTGCTTTGTCATGCTCGTACTTTTGAGCGAATTCCTCGCGAAGCTCAGCTGTGGCGCTCAAACGATTCTCTTGAATCCTTTGTTCCCATGCTTGTTCGATTTCTGCTCTGATATCTTCGGAAATTGCATTATTTTCAAAGAGTGCTTTCAGTGCATCTAACATTATTTTCTCCTTGTTAGCGGAGACCGTTGATAATGTTCACCAACGATTCCTTTAAGTATTTCTGTGCCTTTTCGTCGCCATTAAGTTCGCGAGCCATATTCATTGCCTGATAGCCACCACGGCTATTTAATAAGTGTTCGTAAATGGGAGTCGGATACGCTCCCGGAGCACTTGGTTGAGCAACTGCGTCAACAGTAATAATTTCAAACTCGCTGACTTGGCCGCTACCATCTTCTTTAACATTTCCAGATCCCCTAGATGAGACACCAATTTTGACGCCGTTATTAATCATTGTCTGAACTAGTTGTCCCATCGGGGTTGGAATTACTTTAAGTTTTCCGTAACCGTTTGGACCATCCATCCACATTTCTGTGATCATATGGCTTACACGATCTAAATTAATATTAAGTCCTTCAGGATGATCAACTTCACCTAATACACTATATCCACCTTTAATCTGATCGTTGAGCGTGTTGACAGCTCTACCAATTTCAGTTACAGGATATACACGCTGGTTAGCGTTTCTAACACCACCTTGTATGCAGATACCTTTAAGATAAAGGTCTTTTTCACCTTTGTCGTTTTCAGTAGTCTCGACGACCATCTTTGCTTGGTCGAATGATAGTGTTTCAGTTAAGTTTAACATCTAGTTTTCCTTAATCTCAATTAAGAACCAATAGTACTTTTACTATTTGTTCCAGTTTCGCCTGCGCCTTTTTTCTCTGCGCCATGGCCTTTAGCGTTTGCACTCATTGACTTAGAAGCTTTTCCACCTGGTACATTTACATTACCCATGTTATCTTCTTTAGCCGACATTGCTGAACCTTTTTCACTACCTGTACCGCCTTTTGCGATATTAGCAGTGGATCCACCCATGTCATTTTTACCAGCAACTGGTGATTTAGTACCGTCTGTTCCAGTATCGCCCATTTTAGGTGTTACTTTCTCTACGTACTCTCTCATTTGCTCTCCAGCAGTTTTAGTGCCTTCGAAAGCTGGTGCTTCGTCTTCTACGCTAAGTTCGGATCCGACATCAAATGCCTCGTCCTTGTCTTCATCACCTTCTGGATCCATATCTGGCATATCAGCGGCATCTTCGTCGCCTTCTTCACCATCTTTTTCACCTGACATCATTTTTTCAAATTCCATCTTAAGGTCATCAAGAGCATCTTCTAGATCAACTACACGGTCTTCGATTTCTTCTTCATCGCCGTCCATATCGCCGTCTTCACCTTCTTCGCCGTCTGCTTCGATGTCTTTCATCATTGCATCTCCAGCGTCACCGCCCATTGGGTCAGCTTCTGGTGTAAATTCTCCGAAGTTTTCATCAACTTCTTCGTCTGTTGTTTCGTCTAAATCTTCATCTGACTCATCAACTTCTTCGTCTGTTGCTTCGTTAGTCTCTTCGTCGTCTGAAGACTCATCTACTTCTTCATCTGAAGCTTCATTAGTTTCCTCATCGTCTGATGATTCATCTACTTCTTCGTCTTTAACTTCGTCAAGATCTTCCAAATCTGTTTCTAGCATCTTTTCATAGATACCACGTGACTTTTCAATAACAAATTCGTGGAACAGTTCATCTGCGCCAGTGCGATCGTTATTGACAAGTTTTTCGAGCATTTGCTCTAATTTATTGTCTGCCATTGTTTTCTCCTATATGTTTAATTAGTATGTAAGGCTGTCTAGTATTATTTACACTATGTTTAATAAATGTACGGAAAACGGCGTCAAAACGAGTCGTTTAGTCGCAAACCGTTTAAAAATCATAGTATCTTTTAAACTCACTCACTTTTATGTGAGATAAATTCGTACATTTTTTTAATTGTTTAGGTATAAAATCATCATCATCTGCTACAATTCTAATGTATCTTTTACCTTGATGTGCATCACACGTTGATGCTGTTTGCCTTTCCCAGTTGCCAAAGTATGTTGCGGCCTCGCCTTGTCTCTTATAATTGTGTGTTCCTGCGTATAAGTTATTTACCTTACTTCGGTTGCCTTGAGTGTCCATTGAGCCGTGAAAATCCATGCCTAGCATATAAATTGTATCGTGTGCGTGTGTACTTGCTAACCATAGTGCTGTAGGACCACTACTCCAACCCTTACTAGGTTGGAAATAATGAAAGCCTTGAAAGGTATGAAACTGTTTATTTGGATTTGTCCAAACTTCGTGTTCCATTTGCCATTTGCTTTGATTAATTTCAAGTATCATTTTTACGTCAACAGCAACTAGATAATGCGGTTCAAAATGTCTAAACATTGCATTACATGCATATACTTTTCCGTAATTTTTAAGTGGATATAAATCTATGTCTTTTCGGCTCTCGCCATTACCTATTACAAAGGCTACAGTCATTGTACATCGTCCTATACTTCAGGTTGAGCTTGAATACCGTACATTTGACGTACAAATTCTAATTCTTTTTGCTTTTCTTCTTGATGTAACTCTGATGATCTACGAGCTTTGTTTATTTGGCGTAATGTTAAACGTGTCTTACGTGTGTCATCACGGTTTACAATACTACGATCATCGGTAGCATCATAACGCTTGTCCTCAATAGGATCAATTGTTTCTTTATCAAAATAAAATAATTCTCTTAGTATCATGTTAGTATTTATGCCGGAGGCGTTTCTGCGCCAGCATCTCCCCCTGCGTCTGGTGTTGTTACTGAATCAACTCCTTCACCTTCACCGGTAACCATGCCTTCAGTATCATCTACTGGTTCTTCACCTGCTAGGTCGCCTTCAATACCAGCACCACTAATACCTGCTCCACGCATTTCTGCACTTGCATCTGTTGGTGCTGTTGATAAGTTCTCATCATTTTCTTCTTTCCAGTAGCGTTCGTTATCTGCAATCTCTGAATCGCTCATTCCTAAGAAACGTTTCATTGCATATCTGTTACTAATAAATGGAATTGTTTGAATTTGTGCAAACGTACCAATACGTTGATTATCTAATTCACTTTGTCTGTAACTTGCAAAGTTTTGTGGTGGTTGAAATAATAAGTCAAACATTGCAATATCAACATTAATACCTTTTTCTAATAGGTAACGTTTAAATTCTTGATTGAATACTTCGGCTATAAGGTTCTGTAAACGCTCACAATACTTGTTAAAGCGTAGTTCTTGTATGTATGCAGTACCTACTCTACCGTCGTTAAATGAGCTTTGACCTTCATCTTGTGCCGCGGCTGGTAAGTATGAACTTGGAATACGTAAACCTCTTACTAGTTTGTTTGTAAAGTATTTTAAGTCATCAATCTCACCTAAGTTAGTACCACCAGGTAGTGTTTCAACTTTAGATCCACGTCCTTCTGCTGTTTGTGGAAAGAAATAATCTTCGTTAGTTGATAATGGATTGTAAGCACTATCAATAACACTTGTGCCACCGCCTGTTTTACTTGGAATACGTCTTTGATGTATTTCTGTTTTTACTCGCTCAACAAATTGCATAGCTAAATGACTTGGCATGTTACCAACGTCAACATAAAATACTCTACGCTCTGGAGCTCTTTGTGTTCTGTAAATAATAATAGCATCTTCGAGTAATTCTTTTTGTTTGTATACTTTAAATATACCTTCTAATAATGAATTACCAAAAGGTGCATTGTTGTCTAAACCTTCGCTTAGACTCATATGTACCATATGCTTTGCATCAATAGCATGTTCTTTAGTTTTATCGTGACCAAAGCGTCCTGCACTTGACCCAGATGTTTGTGTATTTCCAACCATACCACGAACACCGCCAGTTAAGTATCCATCGCCACCGCCTGTTACGTTACCGTTTGTAGTATAAGGAGTAGTTGCTACATTGTCTACAAAATTTAAATTAATATCTTTGACAATATATTGCTCAGGCTTTTTACCTTCAGATTCATTAACAATAATACTTGAAACTTTTGCAGGATCAACATGATGCCATTTAGTAGTTTCGGGATCTCTAATAAAAAATGCATCTCCAAACTTAAAAACATTACGCACAATTTTAAACATGCGTGTGCCAAAGTTATTAAGTTTAGTCCATTGTTGTAAGTATTGCTCTAAAACTTTAATTTCTGAATTAGTAGCCATCTTTTTAAAATCAATACTAAAACTTGTTTTATTAATAGGATTTTGCTGTGAACAAAATTCAGCTAAAATATCTAATGCGGCGTTTACTTCACTATCTTGATCCATAGTATTGTATTGTCCGTAACGCTCAACTCTATTAGGAGCACCTGTGTATACATCAGGCAAAAAGCTAGAATAATTTGATCTTGCTGGTCCTGGCTGTGTGCCTTGACCTATGCTTAAAGGACTATTTGTTCCTGCTTGTCCTTCTACTGGTGTAAAATATCTTTTCCAACTCATACTATTTTTTCCTAACGCCCATTTAAATTACCGTTTAACTTTTCAGTGGCTTTTTTGTTGCCTCTCATTACATCAATTAATCCATCTAACTTATTACTTAGCCATCCGCCTTCGCCACCATTAGCATCTTTGGCATCGTCTTTTTTGCCTAAATCACCAGTAATTTCCTTCATTTCTGACGCAGATGCACTACCTGCTACTGCTTCTTCTATTGTAGGATTCGCTGGTGCTGAAGTAACAGTTCCAGATGCTTCTGGAGAAGCTCCAATTCCTAGTTTTCCTCTAGCCCAATCACCTATTTTTCCTGAAGGTAGCACTGCACCAATATAACCTTTAATTGATTCCCAGCTAAACAAATGAGTTATTCCAGCCCATATTGTTTTAAACGCTGTACCAATAGCTCCCATAAATCCGCCTTCGTCAAATGCTTTTTTAAGATTATCCCAACCTATAACTGCAATAAGTCCACCAACAATTAAACTTGCAATTTTAACAAATGGATTTAATTTTGCTATCATTTTAATTAATTTAAAGGTTATAAATCCACCTAGTGCAAGCCAACCAATACCTTCTGTTAAATCTCCAAACGCACTAATAATTTTGTCTTTAAAGGCTTGGAATAAATTCTTTATTCCATCTTTAGAAAACAATAGGCTAAAAAATTCACTAATTTTTGGTGCATACTTTTCATATAACTTTGTAAACGTTGTCATCATTTTATCAAACGTTCCACCTTCAGCAAAAAATGCATCTATCTTAGGTGTAAGTTTAGCCCATAGATCTGTAAGATATTTAAATATCTCTTTTACTTTAGGCCATAGTGTGTCTTTAACATAGTTCCACATACCGCCTACGCCGCCGGTCATTGCGTCCATTCCTTTACCAGTGATCCAATCCCATAGGCTACTTAGACCTGGCATAATGTTCGTTGTAAAATACTTACTAGCATCTTCGTACATTGTTTTAGCTTCTTCAGTAGTAGGTAAAAAGTCTGCAATTTTATCAGATAAGTCTTGAAAAATTCCACTGTCAACTATTGCCGCTTGTATGTTACCTTGTATTGTTGCTACTGTCTCAGCAAATGTACCCATCTTTGCTGTAATCTTATCACGTTTATCTTGTTCAGCAGTGGTTGCACCTGTTACTGTTTTTTGAACTCTACCTAGTTCACCTGTTAACTCATTGTATGCACCAACGCTAGATCCTGCCGCAATACTTGCTTGTACACCAGCATCGCCTAATGTGTTAGCAAATTTCACACCATCATCTCTAACATTCTTCATAAAGTTGTTGGCTTGTTCAGCAGTCATATTCTGTACATTTTTAGCTTGGTCTCTAAAAGTTGCATTGTTGGCCATTAACTGTTTTGTCAATGGATCGTTTGCAACTCCATCTGCCATATCAAGAATAGCCGCTTCTAGTTTTGGCGATGTTGCAGATATTTGTTGTAATCGTAAACCAAACTCTTCACCGTATTTGTTGATTGCCATTTGGCGTCTGATATCCAAATTTTTCTGCTTCATTTCTTCTTCCATCTGCTTACGACTTTTACCTGTAAGTTTGGAAATTTTATCAAGTTCGGTTGAGTATTTTAATGAGCCTTCAATTAATTGTTTGTCTGTCATAAACTGTCGTCTACCAGATGTTTGCATTAACTCACTGTAGTTTATAAAGTTTTCGTTTAGTTCTTCAGATGTAAATCCTATTTCTCTTAATCTTGTACCCAATGGACTTTGTCTAAGTTCTTTTGAGAGACTTGCAAAACGTTTAGCACCATCTCCAACTGTGTTACCAAATATACGTAAACTTTCGCCTTGTTGACTAACTAGTTCAATAAACTGTTGTTGTGGTATTGCCGCTTCGCCTGCAATTCTAGTAATTTCAAACATGCTATTACCAAAACTAGCACCTGTTTGTGTAAGTTGTCTAAAACTATTAACTTGTCCATCTAATAAACCAGATAACATTGTAAGTCCTGGAATAGGAAGATGTTTTGTAAAATCTGATAATTGCTGTCCACCAAAGGCTAATTCAGTAGC